GGTAGGTAGTTGATTTTATTATATTTTTTTTTATCTAAAAGAGCCCACACCTAAGGAGGGGGGTAGGGTTTACAACGAAACAGAGTAAACATGGTAAACATCCAACAATATCAACACGTTGACACGTAATCCCTTTTTGCAAACACCTGTAAACCTATGTAAGCATCCATGCAAACACCTATTTCCCTAACAATATCAATCAGTTACCCTGTAACCCTATGTAAGCAGTGAGAAAACCCTTGCAAACCAACGAAAACCCGTGTATACTCTTAATAAGCTCGGCAAACAAGCCGATCAATGGCAATTCAGCCAAACTTAACAAGGAGTGCACACCATGTCAAATCCAACAGTAAGTTTCAGAATTTCAGATTATCACCTTGCACGAGGCCTCCGAGCAATCAGAGCCATTGAACCAAACTGGAAACTGGAATCTCCATCTGATCTTATCAGAACAATATTCAATGATTACATAGCAAAATCAGAGCATTTTAATAATACTCCGCATGATGTATCAACAGAACTTCTACAAGAAATATTCCATTCGCGTGCAGGCTTAAGCAAAGATCAGTACCAAAACAAACAACAGAATGCACTACCAACCTTAGGACGTCAAACCGATCAAACTAATCAACAAACTAATCAGCAAACTAATCAGCAAAAACAAATACCAGCATGGCAAATACAGCAAGATATTGAAAATGAAAGACTTTTACAAGAATTAAAACGAGAATCTAAAGAAAAACAAGAAGCATTAGAACAAGCTAAACAAGCTCAACAAAATGAAGATATAGCTCAACAAATCAAATTAGCTTCTCAGGCAGAAAATCGAACAAGAATTAAACCATCAGAATTTCATGATCCTAACATTACAGAATCAGTTATATCATCTGTAACTGATTTTAGTCCACCAGCAGATTGGAAGAAATAGTCAATAAACAAAACCGTGACGGGTCGGGCGGGAATAGGCCAAAAAACCGACAAAACCGGGCCGTTACAAAACGAACATGATTTCCCGGTACGTCCACACCAAAAACCACAAAAAGACCGTCACGGGCATTCTACGGCCAAAATAAAAACACCTTTTGAACCGTATTTTACCCTTGACGGTTGTTTGTTTTCGTGTTACGGTTCTACAAGATCCTTTTTTAAACACCAAAACACACCACTATATAAAAGGGACAATCCGAAACAATAACTTTACAAACCATTAACCAATTAGGAGAATCATTATGTTCATAGTTATAGACATTGCAAACGGATTAGAATATGCTGTTATAGTTACAGATGAAGAAGGTCTTAATCAAATCTTTATCAGTAAAGATGATGCTCAATTGTTAGCGGATAAATGTCAAGATGGTATAGTTGTAGAAATAACAACAAACTAAACAAACCAAAAACAGGAAACAAATCATGACAATCAAAGAACTCAAAGAACTTAAAGCAAAGAAACGAAAAACAGAAGTAGCAAAGGATTATCAAGAATTTTCATATCGCCTCAAAATGATTGAATGGAGTCAGGCTGAAACAGATTGGCTTTTGCGCCTTAAAGCCCTAATTCAATTCCATCCAAACCAGTCAACTCGTCAAATAATCAACCGAGCAAGTATTTAAAATATCAAATAGAATTAAAAGGATTATTATGACTATTGAATCAGCAGAAAAATTAGCGAAGATATTATTACCTTGTAAAGAAACGCATGTTTGTTATATTAACAAATATACAAACGAATATGTAAGTATGAAGATTAATTCACTCTATGCAAATAGAATGATTAAAGATCTTGAAGATCAAGGTAGTTTAGTTGCAATGTTTTCTGATAAATACTGGATGGGAAATGAATGGACTGAAAAATATCTTAGAAATCAATTAAAAGAGTAATATTATGAACCTTCCAACTCAAACATTCACATTCAAAATAACCTACACTAATAATTCTCCTACATATTGCCGGGGCAGTAGACAATACTCAGAAATTATTAGTATTAAATCTATGAATGAAACAGAAGCAATTTCAGATCTTCGTACCATCATCACCAAAACACTAAGCGAAGATCCAGATGATATAACTTTCACTATTAAACCAAGGAATTAACATGCCAACTTGTCAATTTTGCCACCAATCAACAAATCATACATATCGAGATGCAAGAAACAAAGATCAAAATCTAAACCTAATCAATTGTTGTGCTCCATGCAGCAAAAAACGAGACTTCTTAACTATCAGTTCAATATTCGTGCCTCGCCCAATACCAACCGAACAACCTATTGAGCTAATTGAGCCAATTCATGACCAATATTTAAACAGATTTAGGAGAGAAGCATGAAAGAGCAATTATTTAATTACACAGTAATAGGTAATTATATAATTAGAATAATTACAGCTATAATAACTATTTATCTTTTAGGATTCATTATTTACCTAACATATAAACTAATTAAATTCTTAATCAGTGTCTAAGTAATTAACTATGAAAGCAACTAAGCATCTTTATTCAGGAATCGTAATCTTTATTATCATTCCAGTACTTTACATCCTCGCTGGAATAATCACAACAATGTAAAGGAGGCAAATTATGGCATCTTATGTTAAATTAAAAGATGGACGACGAATGGTAGTATGTAGTGACAATATTGATGAAAAGACTATGCATGGTTATAATATAAATGAAGAAGCATTTTTTGATGTCGAATGGGATACTTGTGATAAGTGGGATTATGCTGATATAATACAGCATACATCAAATAAAATGATGTTAGATTAAATAATAGCATACTCTTTTATAAATACAAATTATTAATTTAAAGGAGCAAACCATGCAAGAGACAATCAAAGAAATAATCATGGAACGTGATGGACTAACTGAAGAAGGCGCAGATAACCTTATAGATCAAGCTCGTGAAGCTTTGCACGAATACTTAGCAGATGATGATCAAGATTCAGCATACAATATCTGTGAAGAATACTTCGGCCTTGAACCAGATTACCTTGACGAACTTCTCTAAGGAGACAACAAAAATGAAACTCTTTCTATTAACTCAATATGAAAACACTAATTATAATACTTATGATAGTATTGTAGTTGCTGCACAAGATGAAGAATTAGCTAAGCAAATTCTTCCAGAAAATGAATCTTGGGGATCTAATTGTTCTTCTTGGTGTTCATCTCCAGAGAAAGTGAGTGTTAAATATTTAGGTCAGGCAGCAAAAGGCATCAAACAAGGGATCATCTTAGCCAGTTTTAATGCTGGATAATTATCAAACTAAGAGAATGAACCAGAAGCATCATTCTCTTGCTTTGTTAATTAATCAAACAACAACCTCAACAGGAGCTTAACATGAGACGAAGTTATCATATATGTTATATTAATTCTTATACTGACGAGTATATTAGTATAATTGCTAATCATTTATTTATAGATAGAATGATTGAAGCGTTAGAAGGTCAATGGTGTAAAGTATGTGTGTTTTCTGATAATTATTGGCGTGGCGATGATTGGAATGAAGAATATCTTAGAAAACAATAATTTAATTTATTATTAGGAGCCTAACATGAATCAACAACCTAAAGAACGCTTAAACATGCCAGCGGCGGATGAAATAATAAATACAAAAATAAATCGCCCATTTAAGTCACAAGAAACAAAACAAGAGCAAGTTCAAGTTCATCCAAATATACTAACATGCAAAACATGTAACAAATTTTATAATCAAAATCAGGTAACCAGTTTATTTGAAAAAATGCCAACCTTGCCTGATTTTGATTATCAAGATACCTGCCTAAATTGCATCAGACAAGCAACAGGGCGGATCAAAGCAGATAAATATCCACACTTATGTAAACTCAAAAGAGCCATTGATGAATTGAATATAGCCTACCAAGCGGCAACCATAGAATATAATGCACTTGATCGTCAGGAATTCATGATAACTCAAGAGCAAACTCAAACATTAGCATTAGCAGCTAAAGCAGAAGCAGCAAAAATTCGCTTAGCAACTGCTAAAGCATCTACCAAGAAACTTTCAACCAAAAAACCATCAGACAAATCTTTAATAATGAAAATTCTCTCGAACTTAACACCAGGAACTTTAAAATCGTTTGCTAGCTTAACTATTGACCATTCAAGGCCTTTGCTTTTATGCGCAGTAGTTATGGTTACGCTTGCTTCTTCGACGGATTCTTTAGTGCTTTCCAAGATGTTCAGCAAACGCTCTCGGCCATAAGTTTCAATGAGCTTCAGGACTGCTTTCAAGTCTCCACCCATTGGGGAATCAGCGTATTCTTTAAGATCTGCAAAGCTACTGAACAAGAACAAATCAGGGTGATTCGAATAGTTTTTGATTTTCAGTTGTGCAATACTATTTATTAAGTAAGTTAATGGTTGAGTTCCCCCCAAGATATGAACTGATTTATTCTGTCCTAAGGTTCTAATAGTTTCTCCAATGACTCCTTTATTTGTACGGCAAATAATGCAGTCAATATTGCTTAGTGGAGTATAGTAAACTTTCGATTGAATGGCTTCATTCCCGTGAAATGGTACATATTCAAAATCAGTTGGATAATAGCTTTCAATGATATTGTTTGATAAATTAGCTATTTCATCACCGAATCGAAATGATCGAGTTATATAAAGTTTTGACAGCTTTTCATCCTGAAGGGCATTTACTGCCCCACGCCAAGCATAAATTTGCTGGAACTGATCACCAACAAAGATTTTCTGACAAGATTGCCTCTTGATAATATCTGCAATAACTGGATTACTGTCCTGGTATTCATCAAAAAAGATATAATCCATATTTATTTTAGGATTACTTAACGCCCAGATCTTTAAATAAACATCATGCGTTATTGGTAAATCAGAATCTTCACGCAACATTTCATTAAACACAAGATTGCTATAATGAATTAAATCTTCCTTCATTATGTCAATATCAACATCATTTAAGATTGTAAGTTGAGGCAAATGCTTCCAGCTCATTATTTTATCTGCTGAATAGCAATACTTGCGAATTGTGTTCAGGATTAAGTACCCTTTATTGCTCGGACTGTTATAAAGTTGCCATTCTCCGATATCCATTACGTCTGCAAGGTGTTTGCCTGTGAGTTTTTTCAACCTCTTGCGATATTTGAAACCTACTGCTGCATATGCAAGCGCATGCCCAGTTTTGCATGTAACTGCTGAACTAAACTTTTTTCCTGCTTCGATTGCAAGTAACTTATTAAAACTGACTGATAGACCTTTTCCTTTCATCTTACGAGCAAGAGCAAGCAAGAGAAATGTTTTGCCTGATCCAGGAGGCGCTTGGATAGCATGATTAGCACCTTGCGTGATTGTGTTTATGTGATTCTCTTGCTCGGTAGTTAAGATTTTGCCTTTATATTTTATCATTAGCTGCCCTCGATTGGACTTCTTGGACTTAAACTATATAATATATCAGCATTTACGACTTCATCATTAAACCAATATTCTTTAGTAATACAAGTATACATATTTCCAAAGTAAAATGGAGTATTTTTATTAGTGTCTCCTTTAGTTGTTAATCTTATTATTATATTATAATCAAATTCTCGATAAGTACTAATTATAATGTCTTTAGCAATATCATTATCATCATATCTATCAATAATATTTAATAATGCTTTTATGATTGCTATATCATTTTTCATGCTGATATCTCCTTCTGGTATTCTTCATCAGTATATATAGCGTAAAATTTAATGTTATTATAACTGTAAGATTTTTCCCATTTATACTTAGAATCAAGTCTTTCTGTCCAAGTAGCCTCAATACCTGAAATAGTTAATTCATATAAATGAATTGACATATTCAATTGACTATCAAGATCACAACTGAGAATGTCAGTAATCCCTAAATCACTAATTGTATCTGCCATAAGATAAAGACATCTAATTACTTCTTTTGTTTCCATAATTTGATTACCTTTTAGTTATTATTTTCTATTTTATGTTCAATTTTGTCACAATCTTCCCAATCATGCCTATCACCAGCAGCAGCTAATTCTTTTACAAGAGTAATTTCTTTAGCTCGTTTAGTTACTTTCCAGAGTTGTTTGACTGTATCTATTGACTCCTGGCTTGCAGGATTTTCAGGATTTTCATTCAAAATACAGCACATGAGAATAGCTGCTCGCATGATGCTGGAGTTTGAAGTGAGTTTTGACGCTGGTATGCCTCCAGCAATTAAACCATCAAGAGCCTTGGAAAATTCACCTAAAGTAACTCGAGCTGATATTGTTCTTGCTTTATCAGTTATCATGTTAGTTTCCTTTGTTTGATGGTTTATTTTTTGAAATCCAGTAGCATTTATAGCACAAGCTGGCTAAAGGTTTTCTGTTGATTAGGTTTTGTTTAATCAGTTTACTGCAACGAGAACATTTACGTGCTGATAGTATTGAATGATCTACTTTTTTCATTTATTAGAATCCTTTAGACTGTTAAGAATTTTTAGTGTTTTCTATCATGTGTAAATCTGCAGCTTTAATTTCACACCAAACAATTCCAGGTTCATCAATCTTCTCAAACTGATGCCAATAACCATTACCACTGTAGTTCTTTCCAATATATACTAATCGTTCTTTTTGATTTATCCAATTATACTTTTCACCTAATTTTAAAGTTAAAGTCATTTTAATTTCTCCTTATTTTTTCAATGTTCATTAAGTCTTCAATAGTTAATTTAGTCTCGGATGATTTATCAGCACAAGCAATGATTTCTTCCAAGATGCTGGCTGGCACTTCAGCAAACTCGTCCAAAGTCATCTGAGCTAAATAATCTTGGTAAATTGTTTTGATGAGACTATTTATGCTTATGAGTTTATAAGTTGGATCATGTTGTTTAATTATTTGTAGACCACGAGCAAGTTGATGTGCTGTAAGTCTGAAAGTGACACGAATGCTTTTCATTTGTTTGTCTCCGACTGGTTGTTCATAGTTGAACGGAAGAGATTAGTTAATTTAACTTACTTTGTACCTTTTTCAGTTGCTTATGAAAGTAAAAACAGTCAAGTAAAATAAGTTTTCCTTTTTCAACTGCTACATTTCGTGGTGATATCTCAAAACAAATATCAGCTCCATAGTTGGCTAAACTATCAAGGAATGATAATAAAATCTTTTTCTTTCTGTTATATTTTGCAGGCAAAGCTGAAAATAATTCAAAAAGTTTGTAATAATCATTATGTTTTGTATTGCTTATTTTTCTTAACTCTTTATAAAAATCATATTCAGTAGAAGATAAAGCATTTTTCAGTGAGGATACTTTCTCATAATACTTGCACTCATAAAAAGAGAATTTTAGATTATCTGAATGTTCAATTTGCTTCAATTTTGGTAATAAATAACTTAGCTCATGCCATTCCCATGATAAGCATTCTTTTACATAATCAGTAGTTTTAATTATTACAGTCTTTTCTGTTTTCCTGTAAACAGTGGAAAAAGCACCTTTACCTATTTGTTTTATTTGTTTGGTTTGCATGTTATAACCTTTTATAATTCATTCGGCTTGCCAATTGTTTGCGCTTTTATATTCGCTAAGACTGTTGCCTGTTGTTCTGGTGTTAAGTTTGCAAGAATTTTCATTATTAAAGATTTATCTGAGGGTTTTTTGGTTGAAGGTTTCTTAACAGATGCTTTGGCAGTTGCTAAGCGAGCTTTTGCTATTGCTAATGCTGCTTGACCTTGTTCATGAATTATTATGAATTCCTGATAATCAAGTGCTTTATATTCTTTTGCTAAAGATTGATAAGAAATGGTTAGCTTATCAAGATCTTTTTTGAGTTTGCTCAAGTGTGAATATTTTTCTAATTTGATTGTACTACTTTGTTGCCTGAGACAGTTTAAGCAAGTAGTTTGATAATCAAAGTCTGGCAAGGCAGACAGTTTTTCAATTAAGTTGTTTGCTTTATTTTGATCGTAATCTTTGTTGCATGTTTTGCATGTTAAGATGTTTGCAGGAATCTGAATTTGATCTGACTTGATTGCAGGTTTCTTGAATGGGCGATTTATTTTCATGTTTATTATTTCATTCGCCGCTGGCATGTTTAAGCGTTCTTTAGGTTGCTGATTCATGTTAAGCTCCTGTTGAGGTTTCTGATTGGTTAATTAACAAAGCAAGAGAATCAATTTATTGTTTTGAATGATTCTCTTAGTTTGGTAATTAACTTTCTTTTAATTCAGGTAGTTTTTCACCACAAAAAGGACAATAATTTATACTTACTGCTCCTGTCCATTCATTATGGTTATGCAATACAACTTCAATATCCATTTCATTATTGTCCATATCTAATCTTAAATCTACATATAAATGATTACCATCTATTTTTATATTAGATTGAAGAATACAAGAAGTTTCTTTACATTTATCACAGCTCATTTATTTTCTCCTTAATAGTTAGTTGGTTGATTCTTTCAGCTCGCTGATTAAAGAAGTTCATCAAGGTAATCTGGTTCAAGACCGAAGTATTCTTCACAGACATTATATGCTGAATCTTGATCATCATTTGATAGGTATTCTTGCATTGCTTCACGAGCTTCTTCGATTAGCTCATCAGCGGCTGATTCTGTCATATCATCACGCTCCATGAGTATTTCTCTAATTATGAGTGACATAACTTGTTCCTTTGAATGGGGTTAAAATGGTGTGGATGAAAAGATGATTCCAGTAGTTAGGATGATAACGCTCCAGAAATATAATCCGACTATGATAAGTTTGTTCATATTGCTATGATTATTCCTGCAAGGATGTAAAGTGCTGGAATGATTACAAATATGACGAATCCAGAGTAATGATGCTTGACTGGTTTCATGATTCTCTCCTTGGTCTGTTGAGGTATTGCTCATGAATTGGTTCGATTGGCTGAATGATTGGTTGTTCGATCAGTTTTGGCAATGGCACAAATACTGAACTGATTATTAGATAACTGTGATCTTTACTGCATGGTGCGCAACAATTGACTAAGTTAAGAGAAAGATTTTTGTTTCGTTCATCACGGAATGTATGGTTAGTTGGTTGCTGGCAATATTGGCAGGTTGGCATGATATTAGTTCCTTGATTCAATGGTGAAGGTTACGTCATCGTATTTTAGTTCTTTAGTTAGTTTGTTCTTGAGCTTGGCAAGTGCAAGAGATTCAGAGTAATCTTTTACAGTTCTAAGCTCTACCTGAGTAGCAGAACATCGGCTTGTTGCCATTGGTTCATGGCAAGTAAAAGTTACTTTGAAGGTGAAGGATTTAGGTTGACTGTTCATGATTGGTATCTGATTTGCGCTCGGTTTATGATTTGTCTGGTTGAATGATTTGGCTGGAACTGGACAAGTGCTTTGAGGCGCAACGTCCAGTCTGCTTCTGGCTTATTCCATTCAATCATTCGTAGGCGGTGTGAAAATTCTTGATAGTCTTTGGCTATTTCTGTTTTACGTTTCTTTGCTTTGAGTTCTTTGAGTTCTTTGATTGTCATGATTTGTTTTCCTTTGATTAGTTTTTGTTGTTTAATTTATTTATATAGATGCTATTTGAATTTTCGGAAGGTCATCATAATTATCATTATGACTCATTACTATTACATCAAGAGTAAAATCTTTAGTACCAGTTATTGAGAATACTTCAACATCTGACCATTCTAAACAGGTTAAATCTCCTAATCTATCATATTTATTAATTAATTTTAGTTTTATAATCTCTTTACTTACCCATTCAGGTAGTTTAACACAACCATTTCCGTACATAATAATTTCCTTGATTACTTGTTAAGGTTAAAATATTTCTACATTCCCATTTTTGTGCATTTCCCAGTTTGTTTCAGTATCATCTTTATTAATGAAAAGTCCTTTTTCAATATTAGAAAGATTAAAATAATGATAGCTCTTATCATTAAAAATAATGCATATTTCTGTGCTATCATTAAGATGATTCATTTCTATGGTGCGAATTTCTTTCATAGTGTTGGCTCTCTGTTAAGATTTAGTAGTTTATTGAGTTCTTGTTTTTGGTTGTTGCCCTTTATATATAGTGTGCGTGTTCGGGTTGTGCCGTATAAAAAATGATTCTGTAGAAACATACCACGAAAAAAAGGACTTGTCAACAATTTGGTGCAAAATAACGGCTTATGGTGTCTTTTTTTGTTTGGCCGTTGGTTGACCGTGGTGCGCTTTTCGTGGTTTTTGGTGTGGATGTACCGGAAAAATGGTTGCGTGTCGTGGAGGGGCGGTTCTGGCTGTTTTTGGCCTATTTCCGCCCGCCCCCGTCACGGTTTTTGATTATTGCTTGTTTTTCCATTCTGGTGGTGGGCTAAAATCAGTTACAGAAGAGATTTCTGATTCAGTGATATTTGGATCATGAAATTCAGATGGTTTAATTCTTGTTCGATTTTCTGCTTGAGAGGCTAACACGATTTGTTCAGCTATTTGTTGGTCTTTGAGAGTTTTTTGTTTCTCACTTTGGTCTTGTTCTTCTTGCTGTTTTTGCTTGACAAGTTTTGTTAAGGATTCTTGCCGCATTTCGTTGAATATTCTATCTTCTTCGAGTTCTCGCTGTATTTTCTCGGCTTGTTTTTGTATTTGTTCTCTTGGTTGGATAGGTTGCTGTGGTTGTACTTGTTGATAGCGTGTTTTAGCTTGTTCCATAATTGTTTGGATGGTTGTATATGGATTTATTTGTTCTGTTGGTATTTTTTCAATTGATTTGATTGCTTCTATGTCTGCTTGTGATGTGCTTAATGGTGCGTTGATTGAATGTTTTGCTATCCAGTCAATTATTATCATTTTCGCTGCTTGACTAAGTGATGGTATTGGTTGATTAGGTTCAAGAGTTACAAGGATGCGCAATGCTTTTGCTAAGTGGTAATGATTTAATCTGAATGACATGTGAGGGCTTGACATGATGTAGCTCCTTGATTGAATTATGTGAATTGATGACTGGATATTTGCCGGTTGATCGGCTTGCCAAAGTAGAGGTTGTTTGGTTGTGTGGTCTATTGGTGTTATTTTAACACGGTTGGCGTCGTTTGTCCACTGTTTTGTTGGTGTCCGTGGTTGTTTGTGTCCAGCCGTGGCCGTGAGTGTGTGTTTTGGTGCCTTGTGTTGCTATATGGTTCTTGTTTTTGGTGTTCAGTCGTGTCCGGTTGGTGTTGGTTGTTGCTAAATGGTGACAGTTTGAGGTGGCTAAGTGATTGATATTGTGGGAGATTTTTGGTGGTGTGTACGGTTGTGTATGTTGTGACGGCATGCGTACACCACCCACCCCCTACAGATATGAGGGTTAGAGGGTTGGTTATTAAAAAAAAATTTTAATAATAATTCCTATTACCAACACCTTTTCACGAGAGGGGGGGGTGGTGTACGATTGTCCACTTTTTACACACTATTGGCACCATGCATAGCTAAATAATTGAATTTATTAGCTTTTCTACTTATTGCTGTAGTTGTTTTGGTGCCACATGGTTACGGTTGGCTTCGATTATGTGAGTTTTGTCGGTGACATGCGTAGCTATTTTGGTGTCTATTGTGGTTCTTTTGGTGCCTTATGGCTTCGTGGTGGTGCCTGTTATGTGTGTACGGTTGGCACCACGAATAAGACTGGCACCATAGAGAGCTATTTTGTCACCAACTGGCACCATTATAACTCTGTTCTGTTCACCAATGAACAATCTCGTTAGTCACTCAAACGAGACAACAAAGCCGGAAATACTCAAGATGAATATCTCCTGCAAGGTTTAGGCAACTTTCAGCTTGACTTATTCAAAAGAAAGATCTATCTCTTGAAATTGCTTATACCATGCCTCGACAAACCAATCAGGTAAATAGACTGGGTTCTTTCTATTCATAAATTGAATAAATCGTTTTGAGTATGACATGATTGCACCTATTATTAACCCGCATCTGCGGGAATGATTGATTATTTTCCGAGCTTGGCGAGCATTTCTTGAATCTCGGCTGGAGTCATTTTGCCTAAGATACTCATGGCTTTTGATTCATCCGACTGGCCGCTAGCTGGACGGTCAACAATTTTCCATACCATTTCATCAATATTCTTGAGGCCCATTTCTTCAGTCCATTTCTCGTCCTTCTTACAAGATTTAAAGGCCGCTCTAACTTCAATGATTGCTTTCTGAAGTCCTTTCTGGATGAGTGGATAAGTAAAGTCATTTTCTTCGGCCCATGCAAGAAGTTCCTCTTTTGATTCAAATTGCTTGTCAGTTGGAAACAGCCTTTCAGGCAATGGATGACGAAAGTCTTTTCCATCTACAGGAGTTAATACTGTTTGGTTCGCTAATTGTGTGTAAATTGACTCGGCCATGATGTTTTCTCCTTTGAAGAATGTTGTGGATGATTCCACAGTTTCAGGGTCAAGAACTATTCTTTCCCTGATAGTTTTTATTTTATAACAGTTTCTAATTTCTGTCAAGTTTTTTTTATTCATGAACCTTTGCAGTAAATAAAGCATGTCGTTCCATCAAGTAAATTAACAATTCAAGGTATTCTTTCTCACTGAAACATAGAAAGCTAATATTTCCTATTTCAATTTTGGCGGTGTATTTCATAATGTGACCTCCTACAAAGTTAAGGTTGTTCTTTAACTTCTCTTCTTACCTTAATCTTAACAACTATCTTGCTGATTGTCAACTACTAAATAATTTACAGTTTTAACCATTCAAGGTTTGTTATCTGTATAACTATTTCGTTGTTGATACTTCTAATATATTCCACATTTCTTTTGATGTCAAGTTTTATTTTGATATAGTTTGCTCGTCCTTATAATTGTTAATATAGATCACAGTTTTGTTTGTGTCAAGTTTATTTGTGAGATAGTTTGCAAGATGAAATAGTTTGTGCTTTGATTACTTCAGGATAATGATTCTTTAACGATGATGATTCTTATTGTTATTTGATAATGAGGGTTATTCTTTTGTGCTATTGTTTCTCATGTGAGATTGTTTCTTAAGTAATAATGTTTCTCATCTGATTACAGTTCTTATGTGGGAACAATTCTTGATAGTGCCTAACTGCTACAGACCCGATGCCTCGATCCACCTGTGACAGATAAGTGCTTCTATATACATTTGCATTTTGCATCTATGAAGAAATGCCGTCATTAGGGAACAATTAACCAAACTTCGCTAAACTCGGCAAGCCGATCAAAATCTTAGCAAACTGAATTATCAGTTAACTTTCCAAAAATAATCCAGCCGTCAGTAGCAATGCCGACATTCAGGACATAAGCGGAATCTTTGCCGCATTCAACATTTTCCTTGCCATTGCCTATTATATATAGTACGGTTAATAAAGGATCAAAAAACTGTTACCTGTAACCATTTAACCATCTTAAACTGAGGACAAGTCATAATGCTTAAAGAACTTCGTACTCAACATCGCACAATTATTCAGATGGCCTTCAATGGTTACAAGAACAAAGATATTGCCGAGCGCATGGAAATGTCAGACTGTACGGTAAGTCAAATCATTCGATCACCACTCGGACAAGCATACCTTGAAGGATTGCAAGATAAAGCACAAGATGCAACTCTAGACGTTCGCAAGAAGCTTGTCAGCATGAACAAGTCTGCCTTGAATGTACTTGAGCGAATTATGAATCCTGCTGAAAAAGCGCCGCATTCAGTCCAGCTAACTGCAGCAAAAGATGTCCTTGATCGCACAGGTTACAAAGCTCCAGATCGTTTGCATGTCGATATGACAATGACAACTAAGACCGATCAAGAGATTGAATCAGAAATCTTGGCCATGCAAGAAAGCATCAACAAGACATATTTGCAATCTCCAGGAAAAGCATCAGAACAATCTATTAAAACTGTTGAAGCTCAGGATGTTCTGTTCACTGATGAACAGTCAGAACTAGATTTAGAAAATCTAGATGATGAAGATATGGATTCTTCCGGCACACTTATTAATTCTTGCAAAAGTAGTGAACAAGATGTACCGTTTGATTTTGACGACATTCTCCTGAATTCTCATTCATCAACGTCGGAAGAATCCATATCTTTGTTATCTAAACTACCTGTTGGAATATTTCAAAACTAAATGCAGGAACTTAGCCAAAATATTATTCCTTCGCCAGAGCAAATCTCGATAGACATATCTACACTCAATCGAGATCAAAAGGAACAATATCTCAAGTTACTGAAAGAAAAGTCAGCCAGAATCAGACAAAACCGTATTATCCAGTATTATCCAGAAACTGGATTACTTAGCCGCCATAATTATCCTAAGCACATGGCATTCTTTGCAGCAGGTAGTTCATTTCCAGAACGCTGCATCATGGCCGCGAATCGAATTGGCAAGTCTGAAGGAATTGGCGCGTATGAAATGACTTTGCACCTAACAGGCAGGTATCCTGATTGGTGGAAAGGTCATCGCTTTACTCAACCAGTAACTGCTTGGGCTTGCGGAACAACCAGTACCACAGCACGTGATATTGTTCAGTTTAAACTTGTCGGAACACCCGAAGAACACGGAACAGGACTTATTCCTGAAAAATACATTCTCAAAACCACACCTCGTGCTGGTGGTGTACCAAATGCCATCGACACGATTCTTGTCCAGCATATCTCAGGTGGAATCAGTCGCTGCAAGATCAAATCTTATGCTGAAGGCCGGAAGTCATTTGAAGGTACTGAGCAAGATATCATTTGGCTTGATGAGGAATGTCCCTTAGACATATACACTGAGTGCCTGACCAGAACCATGACAACGAATGGTCTGATCATGCTAACCTTTACGCCGCTTGCAGGACTTACTGAAACAGTCTTGCAGTTCATGCCTGAAGGAAAGATTGAAGAACATCAAGAAGGTTCAAGGTTCTTGATTCAAGCAACTTGGGATGATGCACCACATTTAACTGCTGAACAAAAAGACAAACTCTTCGCAGCTCTTCCACCGCATCAGCGAGAAGCAAGATCTAAAGGTGTGCCTCAGCTCGGATCTGGTGCAATTTATCCAATCCTTGAAAGCAATATCGTGGTCAGTGATTTCCCTATTCCTGATCATTGGAAAAAAGCTTATGCTCTTGATGTTGGTTGGAAAAAGACCGCTTGTCTTTGGGGTGCAACTGATCCAACAAGTGGCATCACATTCTTGTTTTCTGAATACTATCAAGGCATGGCAGAACCTGTCATTCATGCTGAAGGAATCAAGGCACGAGGTTTCTGGATTCCAGGCGTTATAGATTCAGCTGCACATGGAAGAAGTCAAGAGGATGGTAAGCAACTCTTTGAAATTTATATGACTTTAGGTCTTGACATTACTAATGCGAACAAGTCAATTGAGTCAGGTCTTTATAAAACTTGGCAAATGCTTGCTATAGGAAAGCTCAAGATATTTGGATCATTGATCAACTTGCTCTCTGAATTTCGGATTTATCGCCGCGATGAGAATGGGCAAATTGTCAAAGATCGAGATCATCTTATGGATTGCATGAGATACTTTGTTATGTCAGGTCTTGATCGTGCTATTGCTATGCCATATTGGGAGCACATGGCTTGGGAAGAGTCAGAGATTTATAATGAATCAGAAACTAATCATGTTACAGGATATTAAGCAATGCCAATAAATCAGACCTATGAATTTCCTGTAACAATGGATGGCGAAGCCTCGCCTGATGGGGTTCAAGAGAGTAATTCTTTGCCAGATCAGGAAGTGGCAGATATTTCTGGCACGCCACAAATTTGGGCTTCTGAACAACCAGTAGAAGACATCATTAATGAATCAAATCAACCTGCTGATCAAGAACTTGAAAAGGCAATTGAGAAAGAAGTTCTTCGGGCTGAAGCATTAGTTCTAGTTACCAACATTGCAGACAAGCAAAAACCTGATGTTATTTCTGATATTACAACCAAGTCAATTGAAGGTTATAAGATTGATCTCGCTTCTCGTGCAGAATGGGAAGCGCTGAATCTGCAAATCATTGATCTTGCTAAGCTTCATGTTAAGAAGAAAACTTATGCTGGTGAAGTTGTAGCAAATGTTAAGTATCCATTAATTATCAATGCTTGTATGCAGTTTGCTTCACGTGCATATCCAGAGCTTATCAAAGGCAATAATGTAGTTCGAGGTAAAGTTATTGGCGCTGATCCAACTGGAGCGAAACTTGAAAAATCTCAGCGCATCAGCGAGTTCATGTCATTTCAACTTCTTTCTCATATGGATGGTTGGGAAGAAGGTGTAGATCAATTGCTGTTTACGCTGCCTGCAATTGGCTGTGCTTTTAAGAAGAGTTACTTTGATAGCATCGAACGAAAGAACATCTCAAGCCTGGTCTTTGCTGATGATTTAGTTGTAAATTATTTTGCTGAATCTCTTGAAAGAGCACCACGAGTTACGCATAGAATCTTCTTATATCATAATGAAATTGTTGAAAGGATAACTTCAGGTACTTTTATAAAGTTTGATATTGCTTCGCTTGGGCAAGCAACCTCTGATAAAACTTCTGATGTAGATGATGAAACTCCACATTTATTTCTTGAGCAGCATCGCTGGTATGATCTTGATGGTGATGGCTATCAGGAGCCTTACATTGTAACGATTCATGCACAAACAGAAAAGCTTGTCAGAATTTCTCCTCGATGGGCTTCTGATGGAGTAATCAGAACAAACACTGAGCAGGGAGTTCAAGATCCAGAAGGTGCAATAGTTAAAATCTTGCCAGAGCAGTATTTTACTCGATATCTGTTCATGCCTGCCATTGATGGTGGATTTTATGGCATGGGTTTCGGCAGCTTGCTAATGAGCACAAACTCAGCTATCAATACTCTGCTGAATCAGCTGATTGATGCTGGAACGTTAAGTAATCGCCAATCAGGATTTCTTGGTCGAGGACTGAAACTTGGTCGTGGTAAATCAATTCAACTGAAGTCTGGTGAATGGAAACCAGTTGATGTTACAGGCGATGATCTGCGGAAGAATGTTTTCCCAATGCCTGTCAGGGAACCAAGTACAACGTTATTTCAATTGCTTGGCTTGCTGATTGATTCAGGTAAAGAACTTGCCGGGATGACTGAGATTCTTGCAGGAAATTCTCCTGGAGCAAATGTTCCAGCAGAATCAGTCTTAGCATTGATTGAACAAGGCTTGCAAGTTTATTCAGCAGTTCATAAGCGTATTCATCGAGCACAGTATAAAGAGTTCAAGAAGATTAAGCGTTTGAATGCTCTTTATCTGGATCAGATGACTTATGGTCTCGTGCTGGATAATGCTCAAGCTATTGTTCAAGCAGATTTTTCTAGCTCTGACTTTGATATTGAACCAGTAAGTGATCCAAATGCTACAACGATGGTGCAAAGGCTGTTGAAAGCTAAAGCACTTCTTGATCTTCGTGGCCAGGGATTGGATGATAAAGAGATCTTACGACGATACTTGATTGCTCTTGATATTGAAGATATTGAGAAGTTCTTTCCTGAAGAAGAAGCTGGAGATCAGGAAAAAGAGTTAGCTATGCAGAAACTTCAACTTGAGATGCAGGAGTTAAGTGCAAAGATTAATAAACTAACTGCTGAAACTGATAAGATTAGAGCTGAAATTCCTCATGCAGAAGTTAAGCAAGCAAAAGATGTTGCTGGAATCGAGAATGATTCAAGGAAACTTGATCTTGAAGAAGCTTCTGTAGCGAATCAGATTGAACTTGGCCGAACTCAGATGAGTATTGGCAAAGCTCCTGAAGGAATTACTGAAAGTACAGCAAAGAGAGAATATCTTTTGATCGCAGAATGTACGTTACCGCATCTACTGCATCATCACCAGTATGGTCTTCGCGCCAACCTAACTGTGTAGCAAGTTCCTTAACATCAGGC